ACTTGAACAACGAACGAAAGGGAGCTTGGACGCAAAAGTGGATGTTGCGACCCGTAGCAAACTGCTGTCGTGGTAGCAGTATCGTGCGGGTAGCGCCCGCATTCCAAAGGAGATAAAAAATGACTAAGAAATACGTACTACAAGAGTTTATGAACCTAGATTACAGCGACGATCTTCTCACAGAAGAAGAGCGTGAAGGTAATCGCCAAGGGATACACCTTATTGTAGCAGGGAAGATACAGGCTGCCGGCAAAAAGAACGGCAACGGGCGTATTTACCCCCGACCAATCCTCGAAAGAGAGATGAAGAACTACGAAAAGCTTGTTCGTGAGGGTCGTGCTATTGGTGAACTAGACCACCCAGACAGTTCAGTCGTAGAATTGAAGAATGCTAGCCATCTAATCACACAAGTGTGGTGGGAAGGTGACGATGTCATGGGCAAAATGAAGATTTTGGATACTCCAGCGGGTCAGATCGCCAAACAACTAGTAGAAGGTGGCGTTCAGTTAGGTATTTCAAGTCGTGGTCTTGGCTCAACTCGCCAACAAGGCGGAGTTACCATGGTTGAAGACGATTTCCAACTACTTTGCTTCGACTTGGTATCAGAACCAAGCACAACAGGTGCCTTTTTGGTTGCTGAAAGTCAAGTTAAGACACACTTAACCAAGGCTGACCGAATCAATCGTGCCTTGAACGACATTTTGGGCGACTAATAATGGCTGGCGCTGGATTTGCAGTAGATAACAACAGTGGCGGATATGCTTTTAAAGTAGATCCCGACGGAAACGTTAAAGTTGGAGACGAATCCAGTGATCTTCTAGAGATTACAGGCACCCTTAATGTAAATGGTCCTACTGTATTTAACGAAGCGGGTTCTACCACTGGAGATTTTCGTGTAGAGAGCAACGCATCAGAGAATATGCTCTTTGTTGATGCAAGTTCTAATCGCATCGGTATTGGTACAGCCTCGCCACTTTTTACAATTGATGTCCAAGAACGAACAGGTATTGAAGCCTGTCTTCGCCTAAAAGGTACTGGCGATGTTGGAATCCGACTCCAAGCTGATAGCGACGGCGCTGGGGGAGAAAATGATAATCCTTACATAGATTTTTATCAAGACACGGCAAATTCTAACACCCGTGCTCAGAGACTAGCTTCGATCGGCATGGAAGGCGATGCAGGAGCAACCTTTACAGATTCTCTGGATAATACTTTTTTTATGGATGCGGCATATCCAACTACCCTAGGTTCCAATCTACGAACACTTCAGCTTGCTAACGATTCCAAAAACAATGGACATAAGGCTCGCATCACACTTGAGGGAAATAATGGCTATGTCGGCATTCACACAAATGCCCCAACAACACCTCTAGAAATTGAGGGCACAACTAAATCTACAGAATATGCTACTGCTGTTGGGACACAGGACCTTGGAACTGGAACAAGCAGCACATTATCTTTAGACGCTGGTATTATGCTTTTGGACGCTGACTCCATCAACGGAACTGATATGGGTGGCTATGAAGTTCACACCCTAAACATTCCTAACGGCTCTACAAGCGGACAAAGACTTACCATCATCGCCCAGAGCACAACAAACAGTACAACTATTATGCCTGCTGGAAGTATTAACGGCTCCTTCGGAAGCCTTAGTGATGCTAGCGGCACAACAGCATTAGAATTCGTATGGATTTCCGAAGGCAGTATTTCAGCCTGGTATCAAGTGAGTTAAGAAGGGAAACAAATGAAAAAATCGGAACTCAAAAATATTATTAAAGAATGTGTCCGTGAGGTAATCTTTGAAGAAGGTATGCTATCAGGCATCATCTCAGAGGTTGTACGAGGCATGGGAACAACCTTGGTACAGGAAGCTAGAACAGCACCTGTCTCACAACCATCAAAAGCCTTTTCGGAGAGCAAAAAGCAAGTTCTTGATGCTATTGGTAAGAACTCCTACGAAGATGTGAAGAAGAAGTTCTCTAACCCAGAACTTTTTGAAGGTACCCGACCTATCGCTGAATCTAAGAGCGCTAAGGGCGGAGCACTATCTGGCGTAGCACCTAGTGACCCAGGTGTAGACATTTCAAATATTCCCGGCTTTGGAAGCTGGTCTGCTGTTGCGAGCGCAACAAGAAAGTAATTTAAAAATGAGAAAAAACAAAAGAAATAAACAACTAATTGAACCTTGTGTTACCGTTCGAGCGGAAGATCATAGAGGCGATCCAGAAAGAATGATACGGAAGTTTCGCAAACTCGTAAAAAACGAAGGAATCATTGAGGAATGCCGCAGTCGAAGTTATTTTGTATCTGAAAGTGAAATCAGAAGGCAAAGAAAAGAAGACAAACAAAGACTGATTGACAAGGTAAATAGAAGAAGAGATGAACTACTTAAGCCTAGGGACAGGTTTATAAAGAGGAGAAAATAGTATGGCGATTTCCCCAGATACTACGAATTATCAAATAACTTCAGGGCATCGACCTGGTCTTGCAAGTGTAGGTCAGTACCAATCAGCAGGACATCCCTATGTAACAGGGTCAGAAACACTCAATGATGGTGCGGAACATCAGATTACCTTCCCCACTGTCACTAAGTCTATAACTGTAATTAATAGACCATCTGGATCAGGTGACGCTCCTGACATAAGAGTTCATTTTGCAGCTACAGGGAGTGGAAACGTAGTAGGAGGTCAACACTATATTCTGCTTACTTCGAACAAAGACAGTATGACAATGAATGTCAAATGTAGCCGACTTTATATTTCAAGGGATGATGCGACTGCCGGCGCTGCTTCTTATACGGTGTTTGCAGAGTGTACGGGGATTGATCCAATAGAGATGTATCCTCTAACTGGTTCTGGTATAACTGAGTAAATAGAAGAGGGAGATTGTCATGGGCGGATTTAAGCCATCTAGAAGTGATATAGCAGGTAGCACAGTTGTAGGGTCAGACAAGGATGTCGATTCACATCAGTTTACTGGCTCCGTTGACATTACTGGTTCCCTTCTAATTAACGGGGTTCAAATTACACAAAACGGCGGCGGTGGCGGCGGTGGCAGCCCTGGTGGATCAAATACTCAAATACAATACAATGATGGAGGTGCTTTTGGTGGAGCCTCTTCTTTAGTTTATGATGATGTTAATAATCATGTTGGCATCGGGGTTACAGACCCAGATGTTATCTTAGAGGTTCTTGACACCTCCACACAACAAAAGTGGTCTTATGATGCAGATAGTTTTGCAACTCTGACTGTTGAAGATGATAGTAATACTACACTAGCAACTGGAGAAAACGGAAACATAACACTTCATGCTGGACCAGCAGGCGACATTTTTCTAGTAGCAGATGGGGGACAGGTCAACCTTCAAAACCCCGCTGGAACTAATAAATTAGCATTTGATGTTGAAAATGCAGGTGGACTAGCATATATTTCTAATGTAAGAAATAACGATTTAATCTTTAGAGTTGGCACAAATGTCAAAGAGGTCTTCCGACTTGACCAAAGCGAAGGTGCTTTGTTGATGTCTGGTAACTTTGCTGAACCAGGCGGCTTCGCCCCAATTCACTTTAGAGACACAGCAACTAGCATTCACTCACCAGGTTCTAACCGACTAGCCATAACTGCTCCAACCTTGGAAGTCACAGGGACACTGAGCGTTGAGAAAGATACTGATGCAACCGCAATTGTTGGCAGAGCTAACGTTGGTGCAGTGCCTGGTGGCGCCTCTGATTATGCTTATTTTTCTCATATAGACCAAGCTGGTGTTAACACTTACGCTTTGGAACAAAGAGCCAACGGGACTACCAGTGTTAATGCACCATCAGGCGGTCAGATTTATTTTCGCCTTGGTAATGTCTCAACTGCTATGATAATTGATGGTACCAGCAACAACAATATTGGCATCAATGGAACACCATCTGCAAGACTTCACGTACAGACAAATTCGCCTGAAAAAGACGTATTCCGTTGCGACGGCGACGAAGACCATATCTTGTTTGTATCTGGATCAGGGCGTGTGGGTATTCTCTCCGCAGCCCCAGCCCAAACACTTTCAGTTAGCGGTAGCGCTGCTTTTTCTGGCACATACGGCTCAACAGCGGTTGAGACAGTAAGCACAAGCCTTAGTACACTTACAGCAACTGATGGTGTGGCTATTATTGATTTGACTTCCGCAGCAACTAACACAAGCTTTGCTTTCTTTATAAACAACGGAACATACATTGGGCAAGAAAAAATTGTTTATGTAAAAACAATTGTTGGTGCTGATGGAAACAATTCAAACGATGCTGCACTACAGGGAAGCAATATTGATAGCCCCCTTGGAAACGCAAATGGGACACTATCCCTTAGTGCGTCTGATCAAGGCGAAGGCTTTTTTGGCATGAACCGTGGAGCAGCAAGGCTTTTGTGGGATGGCACTGACTGGGCACCAATATCAGTAACAAACCTTAACTGGTCGTAGTAGAGAAACATTTCTAGTCGTTTACATTTTTAATCTACTATTTATTTTTGATGTAATATCATCAATTAAGGGGATTAATCTATGTCTACTATGTTAGAACAAGCAATCGTTGACGCAAAGGCTCTTCGTGAAGCCGCTGTTAAAAGTGCTGAAGCCGCTATCGTCGAAAAATACAACGACGAAGTAAAAGATGCTGTAAGCAAACTTTTGGAACAAGATGATGAAATGGATCTTGGGATGGATTCTGGCGCAGAGGCAGAGATTGATACTACTGCTATGGAGCAAGTCCCAATGGCTCATCTTTCAGATGAAGACGAAGACATCGTTGTCGTAGACCTTGATGACATTATTGCCGCTGCTGAGTCCGAAGAGGGCGACGAGCTTGATGAGCCTATGCTTGATAGAGAAGAGATAGCAGATGAAATTGGACTTCCTCTTGAGGACGACTTGCCTGCTAATCGTGATGACGAAATAGAAATTGAGGAAGACAGGCTAGTTGACCTATTCAAAGAAATGTTGACTGTAGACGTCCCCCAAATTGAGCTTGACCGAGCCCAAGAGGAAATTGCAAACGAAAACAATGATAGAGTAGAGCAAGATGAAGATCCTGACTCTTTCTATACTGACGGAATGGACAAGGAAGATGTTGAAAATCTCCGCCGCTCCGAAGAACAAAACGAAAGCCTCCAGAAGGAAAATGCTGAACTCAAGCAACTTCTAGGGCAAGTAAAAGAAAAACTACAAGAAATAAACTTGCAAAACGCAAGGTTATTATATGCGAACCGTGTGCTTGGAGATTCCTCCTTGAATGAGCAGCAAAAAGCTAAAATTGCTGAGTTAGTTTCTGGAGCACGTTCGGTAGAAGAAGCGAAGATGGTCTATGAGACTCTTCAAAAGACAATGGCGGGTATTCAAAAGAGCGCCCCACAATCGTTGTCTGAAGCTGTAACTAAGAGATCATCTGTCATTCTTAGTGGGAATCGTACAGAGGAACGCACTACCGAATCCAGTCCAACATATAGTCGTTGGGCAACTCTCGCAGCAATAAACAAGACAAAATAATATTTTAAGGAGAAATAAAAATGTCTGTAATTAACACACTCACCGAAGGCATTAGACAACGCTCTCTTGCCAATGAAGGTGAAGCTCTTCTTGAGAAGTGGCAGAAGACTGGACTCCTCGAAGGACTTGACGACCACAAAGCTGGTTCGATGGCTCGCCTTCTTGAGAACCAAGCCGCTCAGCTTCTTAAGGAACAATCTACAATGGCTGCCGGCGATGTCGAAGGTTTTGCCTCTGTTGCTTTCCCAATCGTTCGTCGTGTATTCGGCAACCTTATCGCACAAGACCTAGTCTCAGTGCAACCAATGTCTCTACCAAGTGGACTCATTTTCTTCCTTGACTTTGTGTTCTCTGTTGATGGTGGCATGGTTGATCCAACAGACGGCACCGACGGCTTCCGCCTAGGTCAGAGACAAGACACCTCTGTTTACGGTGGTGGCAAAGTTGGTTCTGGCATCATTGATGGCGTCGATCTAGGTGGCAACAACGGTCAGCTTTCTGCTTACAGCTTGAATAACGGCTACTCTAGTCCAACAGGCTCTCAGACAGGTGTCGTTGAAGTTCTCGCCTCTGGTACTTTCGGCGACGTAGCTTCTATTCACGACTGGGCCGACGTTCTTCACAGTGATCCAGTATTTACCTCTGGTACATCTGGTTACCTCGTTGGTAAAATTCCAACACCTTCTAGCCTTAACAAGGATGACTTGGTAGCTGTTACCTTGTCTAGTTCTCTTGGTAACGCTGGTCTATTTGACGGCGGCGCTCGAAGCTGTTTCCAAGTACGTCGCTTGACACAGTTCTCTGGTACAGCCGAAGACCACCTACTAGTTGTTTTGGCTCAGCCAACAATAGCTACTGCTGATGACGCACACACAATTCTTAGTGCTGCTGCCGGTGAGGTTGGTTCTAGCACCTTCCCAATTGTTGATGGCTTCAACAACGGCGGCGCTATTGGTTCTATAGTTGGTGAGGCAACTTGGGGTCTTGAAGCCCAAGCCGGCATCCCAGAAATCGACATCAAGGTTGATTCTACTGCCGTAACAGCTATCACCAAGAAGCTTAAGGCTAAGTGGTCTCCAGAGCTAGCTCAAGACTTGAATGCTTACCACAACCTCGACGCTGAAGTTGAGTTGACAAGCATCCTTTCTGAGCAAGTTGCTCTTGAAATCGACCAAGAAATCCTTGAAGATCTCGTCAAGGGTGCTACCGCTGGTACATTGTACTGGTCTCGCAGCCCAGGTAAGTTCCTCAACCGTGAAACAGGTCGTCGTCTTGTCGGCACCACATACCCTGACTTCACAGGTACTGTCTCCGAATGGTACGAAACACTTCTTGAAACAGTCAACGAAGTAAGTGCTCGTATTCACCGTAAGACACTTCGTGGCGGCGCAAACTTTGTTGTTTGCTCTCCAGAAATGGCTAACATTCTTGAATTCACAAGCGGCTTCCGTGCCAACGTCAACGTTGATGCTGACGGCTCTTGGGGTGCTATGAATGTCGGTTCTATTAGCCGTAAGATGGACATTATTGTCGATCCTTACTTTACCCGTAACTTGCTCCTTGTCGGTCGTAAGGGCTCTAGCTTCCTCGAAAGTGGATATGTTTACGCTCCTTACGTCCCACTACAAGTCACACCAACCATCTTTGGTACAGAAGATTTCGTGCCCCGCAAGGGCGTCATGACTCGCTATGCCAAGAAGATGGTGCGTCCTGACATGTACGGACTAGTTATTTGTCAAGATTTGGTCTCTAACGTCGATCATGCGTCGTAAGAATCGGTAAGTCGATGACATAATCTTTGTTCGAATGAATAAAGATATAGGGAACCCCGTCCTTGTGGCGGGGTTTTCTTATTAGTGGGATAAAATAAGAAAGTCTAAAACTATTTATACAAAGCGAGGAAGTTAGATGCCAACTAATCTACAACCAGTTAGCACCACAAGTGCTGTTGTTCTGCCTTCGACAGGGACCCACTCCGATGTAGAGTCTGCTTTGTCTTATGGTGTGTATACCACAGATGCATTCATTAGTGGTGCAGTAGATCAAGTATCTTATACCTACAATAAGTTAGGTGGTAGAGTTCTTGATTTAGAAATAACACCAGAAATAGTTTATAATGCATATGAAGAAGCGTGCTTAGAGTATTCTTACTTGGTAAACACACACCAAGCTAAGAATGTCCTTTCTGACATGCTAGGTAACACTACAGGGTCTTTTGACCAGGACGGTGAGTTTACTGAATATGCTAATGGCACAGATGTAAAGCCAAATTTGAAATTTCCTCGTTTTCAGCTTGGGTATGCCACCCATGTTGGGCGTGGGAGTAGCGTCCATGCCGGCATAGGTGCATCACAAACAGTTTATTCTGCTTCTTTTGTTCCTCGAAACGACGTTCAAGACTATGATCTTCAGGCAATCATATATTCTGCCTCATTAGAAGCAGATTCACCATTCCAAGATGCCGTAGGCAGAAGTGCAATAACAATACAGAGAGTGTACTATCGGACACCACAGACAATGTGGAGCTTTTTTGGAGGATATTCCATAGGGGCAGTTGGCAACCTGTCAACTTATGGGATGTATGCGGATGATAGTGCATTTCAGCTAGTACCAGCATGGCAAAATGTCCTACAGGCTTATGCTTTTGAAGAAGACATGAATGTCCGTGCATCACATTACTCTTTTAGGATCAATAATAATAAACTAAGAATTTTCCCAACCCCTGACGGACTAAATCCCGATAGATTTTGGGTAGACTTTAGAGTATCTGAAGACGCTTTCCAGGAAGAGTTTGATAGAAAATATGGTGCTGATGGTGTTAATAATATGAATACACTTCCATTTCCAAATGTACCATATAAAAATATCAATAGCATTGGCAAGCAGTGGATTAGAAGATTCGCTCTATCTCTATCTAAAGAAACTCTGGGACAAGTTCGTTCAAAGTTGGCTAGTATACCAATACCTGGAAACGAGGTAACCCTAAACGGACCATCTTTAATATCAGAAGCAAAAGACGAGCAAAATGCTCTCAGGGATGAATTGAAGACTGTTCTTGATGAGATGGCTTATGGTGCCCTCATGGAAGGTGATGCACAATTGCAAAACAACTTGTCTGAAGTAATCAAACATGTGCCAACTGGCATATACGTAGGATAATTAGATGGCTTCACGAAACAGATGGACTCAACCTAGCTCGCCACCACCACCTCTTTTTGTTGGAAAAGCAGAGCGTGACTTTGTTAAGCAAATAAATGACGAAATAATAGAACACGTCATAGGTCAGCAGTTATTGTATTTTCCAATCGATAGAAATAGAACAAATTATAATGAACTATATGGAGAAGCAATAGACAAGACTTTTCTTCCTCCTATTAGAGTTTATAGCTTGGTAGAGTTCAATGGTTCTGATAGAAAACAGGAAGAATATGGCTTTGACAACCTCTATAACATAACAGTTCACTTTCACAAAAGAAGATTGACACAAGATCAAAATTTATTTGCTCGTCTCGGAGATTTCGTGCAATATGATGGAATGTACTTTGAGATAGTAGATATTTCTGAACCAAGATATCTGTTCGGACAGGACAGTGATTTTGCCGACGGCACTTCTTTGGAAATCTCAGCAGTCTGTAGACAAGCTAGAAAAGGTTTATTCAATCCTGGAAAAAACATTTGAGGAAAATAGCCAATGCCTAAGAGAACAGATTTAAATGAAAAATTAGAGTCTGAATATCCTTTCTCACCGTCTACTCTGGAGAGTATCGATAAAGCTCTTTATAATTTTATAAACGATGATCTAAATGTATCCTGTGACACTAACAGTGGCTTCAAGAAAGTACCAATAATCTTTGCTACTCCAGAAAGGGCATTTCAAATAAAAGACATACCAGATGAGGGCAGCATCAGAACGGATGGTAGGGTCCTAGAGTACCCCTTGATTTCGATTATTCGAACCAATCTTGTAAAGAACCCTCAAAACAAAGCAAAATACGGAGTACACATACCTCCATACTACGATTTCTATAAAAAGGGTGGCTCTATCCCAATAGCTAGAAGGGTGGTACAGGACAAAACAAGAAACTTTGCCAATGCTGAGGCTAAAAAAAGGTTCGGAGCAAGTACAAACGAAAATTATGACAACTTTCCGTTCCAAAATAAAGAGGTTGTGTATGAAACATTGTATGCACCAATGCCTACCTATGTCGAAGTCAACTATGACATTAAAATGATCTCTAACTACCAGCAACAAATGAACCAAATGCTGGCTCCTTTCCTAGCCAGGTTCTCAACGCCAGCCGTTTTTAACATTTATCATGAAAAAAACACATATGAGGCTTTTGTGGAGCAAAACTTTAACAACGAGAGCAATAATGCGGGATTACAGACCGACGAAAGGATCTTTAGGACCACTGCTAATATTAAAGTTTTGGGATATCTTGTCGGGGAGCAGGAAAATCAAGAGACACCCGCTGTAATTGTCCGTGAATCTGCTGCGAAAGTTACTATTGGCAGAGAAAGAGTTGTTGTTGGTGACGAACCAGAATTTCACGCAGGAAGAAAAGATAAATATAGACGATAATCTAGTAGGGAGTTTGGAAATACGACCTACTATTTATTATTGGTGTTTAGTGTATAAACCCTGCGAATATTTTATGCTAACCGAGGAGAAAACATTTCGATGGCTGATAACTCTTCCAGAAAATTTAAGTTTATATCACCTGGTGTCTTCATTAAGGAGATCGACAACTCAGAGCTTCCTGCTGTACCAGCAGAAGTTGGTCCTCTTCTAATAGGAAGAGCCAGGAAAGGTCCGGCTAACAAGCCAGTTCAAATAACCTCATACTCTGACTTCGTTCAGACTTTTGGTAACCCATCTGCTGGTAATGAAGGTGGTGATGTTTGGCGTGTTGGTGATTTTAATGCTCCAACCTATGCTCCTTTTGCAGCAAAAGCGTGGCTTGCTAGCAGCAATCCAATTACTTATATCAGAGCGCTTGGTGATGAGTCAGAAGGATATACTGCTGCAACTGGTCGAGCCGGGTGGAACCTAGATGCTACACAAGGGACGTCTTTAGCTCAAGGTGGTGCCTATGGTCTTCTTGTTTTCCCAAGTGGCAGTGGAACTGAGAATTTGACTGGTACTCTTGCAGCACAGTTTTACTGCCAAGACAGCCGAGTTCTTTTGTCGGGTAGTGTTAGAGGTACTGATAATGGCGGTTCGTTTGGTTCTACCCTGATTGATTTGGGTACAAACCTAGATAGCATTCCTTTGGTGTTTACTGGTAGCGATATGAACCATAAAGAGTTTGTTAGTTTTAACGAAAGCAAACCAAATTATATTCGTAGGGTTCTCAATACAGACCCAACAGTCACAAACAGTACAATTACAAACAGTGAAACTCAAACATTTTATCAAGGCGGAAAGTACTTTCTTGGAGAAACATACGAGAACCGTATTGGTGAGGGTTCTTCTACATCACTAGGTCTTTTGAATGTTGGCGGTGGTGTTAGTAAATATTATGGTGCCATTGTTCCAATGGTAACTAAAACTGCTGCTACAACATTTACTAACGATCAGGCTAATTTCTTGGGCGCAGCAAGAAAAGCATCTACAGGATGGTTCTTCTCTCAAGACCTCGGATCAAACCCAGCCGCATACGCACACAAGAACATGCAGAGGTTGTTCCGTATTGAAGCATTAACCGCTGGTGAAAACTTCAATAGAGATGTAAAGATTTCTATCGCAAACATTAAAGCAGGCAGAGGAGACTTCCAACCTTATGGCAGCTTCTCTCTTCTAGTTCGTTCCTTGAATGACACTGATAACAATCAAGTTATCTTGGAAAGATATGACAACTTGAACTTGAATCCTGCTTCTCCAAATTATATCGCTGCTCGAATTGGTGATAAATATCAAGTCTATTCTCAGGCAGAGAAGAGATCCACAGAATACGGTGAATTTGAAAATAGATCAAATTATATTAGAGTTGTAATGGATCCTGATATCGCTGCTGGTATTGGTGAGACTAGGTTGCTACCTTTTGGTGTTTTTGGACCACCTAAATATCGAGACGTAACAATTACCTCTGGTTCAACAGGTTTGCAAAATCTTGCTTCAATACCCGATGGAGACCCAGTAACAGCGGCAGGTCCACTTTCTGCTCTAACCATGATTGCTCCTGGCGCTTCAGCATCTTTTGGCGCTGACGGTCACGATATTCAAGATAAAGGAACATATGTTGCTGCACCTCTTCTTATGAGATATGCTGATGATCGAGCCAGAGGGGATGTTCTTACAACTAAATTTACAGGTTCAATTAAATTCCCAGCACCTGTTTGCAGAGCCAGTTCTTTACAAGGTTCTCCAAGGTCTCTAGATAACACATTCTGGGGTGTCTGGACTGGTAAAGCCTGGAACAACGCTCAATATAATCATGAGATGTCTGACTATCTTAGACCAAGAAACTTTGACGCATCTAGCGAGTCTTCTGTTTATGATCCAGCACAGGATGTTGATGGTGAGACCACAAATAGTGGCTCTAGCCCTCTTGTTCTTTCATACGCATTCTCTCTTGATGATGTTGCTGGAACTCTCAATGGCACCGCACTTAGCGGCGCTGCTACTTGGGCCAGCGGTAACAGAGCCGGCTCAACTAGTATTAGTGCAAACTACAGCTACACTGGCACACTAGATGCAGGTATAGATAGGTTCACCACAGTTCTTGCTGGTGGGTCTGATGGCTATAATAAAACTGAGCGTGATCCATTTGCAAACAAAGATATGGATGGGAAAACAGAACAAACATCTTATGGGTTGTTCTCCCTACGCAAGGCTGTAAACATTGCATCTGATCCCGAAGTGGTCCAGATGAATGCAATATCAATTCCAGGCGTTTGGGCTCCAGGAGTAACAAATTATGTTCTTGACACAGCAGAGTCAAGAGGTGATGCTCTTGCAGTGGTTGATTTGCAGTACGGCTGGACTCCTCAAGCCGAAACAAATGACGATCCAGTTACAGCAAACGCAGGAAACACTCCAAAAGCTGCTGCTGATGCTCTTGCTAATAGAAGCATAAACAACAGTTACGGTGCTGCATACTATCCATGGGTACGCATCTATGATGATAACTCAGATAGATCTTTGTGGGCTCCACCTAGCGTCGCAGCTTTGGGTGTTCTATCTAACACAGATAGGCTTCGTGCCCCATGGTTCGCTCCCGCTGGATTCACCAGAGGTGGGCTTTCTGAGGGTGCTGCTGGTATTCCTGTTACAGATGTAACTCGTCGCTTGACTTCTGACGATAGAGACTTGTTGTATGACAACAACATTAACCCTATCGCCAAGTTCCCTGCTGAAGGAATTGTTGTTTTCGGTCAAAAGACCTTACAACAGACAGCATCAGCCCTTGATCGAATCAATGTTCGTCGCTTGATGATCTACTTGAAGCGTGAAATTTCATTCATCGCCTCAAGACTATTGTTCGGTCCAAATACCTCAGTAACCTGGGATACCTTCAAGGGGCAGGCTCTTCCAATCCTTAGAGATGTGAAGACAGATTTTGGTATTGAAGACTTCAAGTTGATTTTGGACGAATCTACCACTACGCCTGACTTGGTTGACAGAAACATAATCTATGCTAAGTTGCTAGTAAAACCAACTCGTGCAGTTGAGTACTTTGCTATTGACTTCGTAGTCACAAATAGTGGAGCATCTTTCGAGGATTAATTGAGATGCTACTACTTACTATAAGGAGCTAAAAAACAAATGGCAAGTCTATTTTGGACCAATTCAAAAAGCGAACCAAAACGCAGGTACCGATTTGAACTGAGTTTTTCTTCTCGTGGTGACGAGACCAGGGGTTCTATTCCAGTCTGGACTGTGAAGACCGCTGCTAAGCCTCGTGCATCAGTCAATGTAGTAGAACATCAGTACATCGATCACACATTCAAGTACCCTGGAAGAGTAACCTGGGAAACCATCCAGGTAACATTGGTTGATCCTGTCAACCCTGACTTGTCATACTCTTTCCTTGATGTTCTAGGCGCTGCTGGTTACAAGTATCCAACCGACGCTGCTCTCTCTAAGAACAGCTTGAGCAAAGATGCTTTCAGAAGAGCCATTGGTTCTGTGTTCCTTAAGCAGCTTGACGACCAAGGTAGACCAATCGAAGAGTGGGAACTTATCAACCCATTCATCACCAGCATTGACTTTGGTGGAACTTTGAGCTATGAAGATGACATGATGAATGAGATCACCATTGAACTAGCGTTCGATTGGGCTCAGTTGAACTTCACAACTCAAGGCGTCCCTAGTAGCACAGGACAGGGCGCATAAAAAATAAACAAATTTTCAATAGTGTAATACTATTAGAAAAAAGAAAGGTTATAAAATATGAGTAGAAACCAGAATAGACTGGGAATTGAAGAAGAAAAATTCTTACAGGACGAGACACCCGCACCTTTCACAGGTCAGGAGTCTGGTCCTGCTTTTAATTGGTCTGTACCAACAGAACTAGTTGAACTACCTAGCAAGGGTCTGTTTTACCCAGCAAATCACCCTCTTCATAAACAAGAGACTGTTGAGATTCGCTACATGACAGCGAAAGAAGAAGATTTGCTAACTTCTAGAGCACTTCTCAGAGAAGGCGTAGCATTAGACCGTATGCTTGCTAATCTCCTTGTAGATAGAAGCATTGATATCGGCACTTTGCTCCTCGGCGACAAAAATGCACTTTTAGTAGCTGCCAGAAGAACAGGGTACGGACCAGAGTATGAGACCTCTGTCACCTGTCCTTCGTGCGAAGAGAAATCAGAATTCTCTTTTGATATCTCTGAACCAAAGTCTGTTGAGTTTGAAGAGCAAGCCAATGCATGGGGTGTCTCTTATAGCGATGAGGGACATGTCAACATTAAGTTACCCATGACAAAGGCTGTAGTTACTTGTCGTTTGTTGACCTCAGAGGATGAAGTGAGGCTAGCAAAAGAGTTGCAGCGCAAAGAGAAGAAAAAAATAACATCCTCATCTACTACCGATACTCTAAGGGCAATTATCGTCGCAGTAAATGGAGACTCAGACAGAGTGACCCTAGAGTCTTTCATACAGGCTATGCCAGCTAGAGATGGTAGAACATTTCGAATGATTTATGGAGATATTACTCCAAACATTGATTTAACCCAATTTTTTGAATGTGGCAATTGCGGTCATGGAGCGGACCTGGAGGTTCCGCTGGGTATTGACTTTTTTTGGCCTGGGTGATGACTATATCGAAGCTGTATACGAACAACTCTTCCAATTGAAATATTATGGCGGTTGGAGCTTCTTTGAATCATACAATCTGCCTGTAAGTGTTCGAATGTGGTTTTTAGAGCGATTGATAAAGCAAAAGCAAGACGAGAATGAGGCAAGCAAGAAAGCATCATCCTCTTCTCGTGGCAAATCCTTTAGAACGTGATAATATTATTTAGATACTATTTAATAGACGAGCTTTTATGAGGGTTTGTTCTTGAAGATTGATTTTGAAAATGAGATTCTCGATTTATCTGACTTTAAGAAGTTAGATGAGAATGAAGTAATTAATGAAAACATTCTAAACGTCTTTGCTGCATGGCTTCAGTACCTCTTGTCTAAGATGTACAAAGGGCGTCGAATTCCTGTTCGTGTTCGAGGAAACAGAATAGAGGTTGAAAGATTCACTGATGCCTTGGTGAACGAAAAAAAGTATATGGATCTTATCAAGAAGTATGGTCTTGATGACCCCATGACATACAAGCAAAAAGCTAAACTTGATTTGGCTATCAAGAGATTCGAAAGAGAGTCAGGCATTACTTGGCCTATACGTCGCTGAAGGTAATTAAGTAATGGCACGAGACCCATCAGAGATAAAACGTGTAACTGATGCTATTGCAGCCGAAACCGCTGCACTAGATAGAGCAGCAAAAGCTCAAGAGAGAATGAATGCTGCCAAAGATCAGGGTAGCGACAGTTACAAGAAAGCCAAGCAGGACTATGACGACGCCACTGCTGCTGCGAAAAAGTACGGAAAAGAAATAGATAACATAAGGGGCAAAGCAGCAGAAGCTGGCGATGCGGTTACTACATTTGGTGCTGCAATTGCTTCAATGTCTCAAGAAGTAACCAGAAACATAGACATGGTTGCTGGGACAAGCATTACAAATCTTACTAGTGGCGTAGCTGGTCTCGCTGGGGAGATTAATAAGTATACTGTTGCTTTGGCTGATATGCAAACCGAAAGCCGACGAGCTACAGGCTTTCAACAAAGATATAATAGAGAATTCGTTCAGCTTAAAGGGCTTTTCCAAGCCATGGGTATCCCCATGGCAAACCTACAAAAAGCACAATTAGCACTCAACAAAGAGTTTGGAGCTTTTGACTTCCTGTCTGGAAATGCCCGACTTAACTTAACTACTTTAGTCGGACATTTTGGAGAGCTTGGCGCAGAGGCTGGCACAACAGCTAAAGCCATGGATTTGATGATGTTTTCATTCCACAAGAGCTATCAGTCAGCCAATGTGGCTCTTGCTGAAATGCAAGAATTTAGGAAAGAAGTCGGTCTTGGCATGGAGCAGTTATTGCAAAACTTCAATCAAATGGCTCCTGCTCTTGCAAGATTCGGAAATGCTGGAAAAGAGGTCTTTAAAGATCTTCAACGTTTTTCAAGGCAGTTCAACGTTGAAATTAAGAGCGCTTTTGATATTCAAGACCAGCTAGACACTTACAGGGGTGCATCAGAGATTGTAGGTAAGCTCCAGGCTCAGTTTGGGATGAGTCTAAACGCTGTTGAATTGATGAGGCAGCATGACCCGAGAAAGCGCCTTGAAATGGTTCAAAACGAGTTCTTTAGGCAAGGGCTTACTATGGAGAGTATCGGCTATCGAGGGAGGCAAATGATAGCCGAAATCTTTACTAAAGGTGACGTGGACGCCGCCCAGAGAATATTCAGAAGGGGCATGGACTTAAGAGCCGCTCAAGAAGATGTTGGAAGAGCAGATGACATGGGTGCCAAAGGTTTTGGTAAACGTTCCGATGAGATGACTGCACTTAATGAAATGCTTATGGATAGTCTACAAAGAATTTTTGGCGGACACGAAGCTATTCTAGACGTCCAGTTAGCTATCTTGAGAGGGATGCAAAATAATATTGACTCTATTGCCCAGGCAACTGTTGGCGTTGCTGGTGCCAGATCAGGATTGGACCTAGCAGCATACGGTATCAGCGGTTATGTCGGTATCAAAGGGCTAACAGCCTTATTTAGGAATAAAGGTGTCGGCGGCGTAGTTGAGCAGATGGCTAAGGCTCCAGGTAGGATCGGGACCATCGGAAAAATACTCGCTGCTGTTGGTCTCGGCGGCGCTGCTGCCACCACAGTCATGACTAAAGGAGGTGGAGCGCAAGAGTTAGCGAAACAACTAGCAAAAGCATCAACTAAAGGACAGAGAATCCCAGTTGCAGGAACCAGACCCAACACAGTAATTAATCCAAGAACAGGCGCTGACATCCAAAAAGGCGGCAATGCATTTAGAAAGATATTCGGGAAAAATAATGTCAATCCCATTCAGGCAAATCCTGGTAACATTCCTGTAAATACTGCTTCACGCACCGCCGCTAAAGTCGCTGGAAAAGCAATAACAGGTGGTCTTAAGATGATCCCAGTCCTTGGAGCAGGAGCGAGTCTTTATGATGCATATCATAGGTTCCAACGAGGTGACAATATAGGGGCGGCAATGGAATTAGGGATGGCGGGTGTTAACCTGTTTGGCGGTAGCTTGGTTAGCACACTTGGACGAGCGGCTGTTACGAACGCTCTTGGATATGGTGGAATCATGGCTTATGATGCTTACGGAAATCCAACTCTTGCTACGCCTGCCACACAAGCGCCTGCTATGAATGTACCACCAGGAATTGACCCAGCCATTTTCAATGACCCCGCAGCCGCTCAAGGTCAAGGAGGAGTTCCAGGTGTGGTATATGTTGATGAGATGGTTTTGCCAATAACCTTCCAAGACAAAGATGGAACTCTTACAAAAACTGTAACCAGAGTCTTTAATCAAGAGCTTAGGTTTAATCAGTAGCAAAAAGCATCTCAGCAACTAAATAAGTTTGTAGGAGATATACCACTATGTCAACAGCTAATGGAAAATTCGGTTCTTCTGGAATGCATGGAATGCTGCTGTACATACAGCATGTTCCAACTGGTCTTATAGTGGAGTTTCCCGCATTTTTAGAAAACTTCAGTGATCAGTATTCATCACACTGGAACAAGGAGCATGTTTTTGGTCGCATGGACCCAATTTCAACGTTTTCTCACACTGAAAGAAATTTATCTCTTGCGTGGCATGTTCCTGCTGAATCTTTCGAGGACGCACAAAGAAACTTAACAAAAGTAAACAAATTAATGTCTTTTTTGTATCCTCTATATGACTCCACATCTGCTGGTGGTGCAACAGCTATGAATATGGGACCGCTTTTGAGACTTAAGTTTGGAAACCTAGTCCAGTCTGCCAATGGCGGTGGTTTATTAGGTTGGGTTAACGGCTTTACTTTTGATCCAATGTTAGAATATGGTATGTTTCACAAAAAGTCTGACAAAGCAGCTACTGCGGGGAACAACACCTCAGCAGTACCAACAGCGGACGTAGAATATTATCCAAAAACATACAGACTAAACTGTGAATTGAATGTTTTACACGAGCATAAGCTTGGTTTTGAACCAAATAAGACATCAGGTTCCAAGAGTAAGTTTTCTTTACGATCTAGCAACGGCAAAGGCAACCAAAATAATTTTCCATATGAAGTGGGTAATGCACCACCACATACAGGCATTCTTAGCGCTCAGTGGAATTCAGAAAACAAAGGACCAGTAGAAGCCTCGGATCCAAATTACCAACGTGCCCTTGATCTAGCTATTCGCAGTAATTCTACACTTGGCGGGAGAGACAGGATCAGTGCTGCCGTAAACCAGACTATCTTATTCCCTTCCAAAGAGGAGAAGTAAATGACATACTCAAGGTACACTCGCCGTGAAATTTTTTTGAATGAAGATGAAGGATATAGAAAACAATTCTTTATCGACAGGGACATAGAACAAACTTTTCAGTATGAAATGCCAAAAATATCCTTCCCTTCGGAGGAAGTAATAGCTAGTCTCAATAATGTCCTGCAAGTCTGGGGATCGACAGATAAGCTTTATAATATTTCGAACAAATACTATGGTTCGCCAAATTATTGGTGGGTTATAGCGTGGTATAACGAAAAAGCATCTGAAGCAGAATTCAAGACAGGCGATCAGTATTATATACCACTGCCGCTAGACCAAGTATTGAGCTATATTGAATAGAGGAAATGAATGACTACACCTCCAGTCAAGGACGATAAATATTGGAATAATGGAGAGGGTATTCATGACCCCGAAAATCCATATAATAGTCAAGACAACCTACCAGGATCCGACAATTACGATCGGGAACTGGCTGCGATTGATGCTAACATAAGAAGACTAAGAAAGGACTTAAAAACAAGTCCTGCTAAAGAAGCAGCAGCATTAACTAAAGCTATCCAAGCATTCGAAAAAAACGCTTACACTCGCCGCCAAGAAAGAGCGGGAAAAGAGACAGATTTACAAAGAAAAAAGAGAGAAAGAGCAGAATTCGAGGATTCACCTTCTCGCCGCCGTGAAAGAGCGGTTCAGGCACAAAAAGATTTTCGAGATCTTAGTGATGAAAAGAGACTTCAATATTTTGATTCCTTGGTGCCACTAGCGGGTGGTTATGTTAGGGACAAGAAAAATAATCTTTATTATGCGCTTGTCTATAAATCAGATCCAAACAGAATGTCTCCCAGAATTGAAATGTCTGAGGATGACACTGATAAACTATTAAAAGCAATTGTTAAGGCATTAAGCAGTGAAGGGGCGGATTTATACAAGCTTTTTAAAACAGGCGAATGGCCTGGTAGATACGATGGCGACGGTCTTTACCGCACCACAGAACAAAATAGTAAAGCCCAGGTTCAGGTTGCCGAGGAGTCTCAAAAAGCAACACAAGAGCCACCTCCGCAATTACCAAAGTATATTCAGAACATACAAGCTCTTCTTATCAATGATATTGATACTATCTCTGAGAATTTTAGAAGATTTGATGCTAAGAACGGCGGAGTAAATAGTAAAGATATTTTAGCACTTGATAATCAATTTGAAGCAGGTGCTTTTATGAACAGAATGTCTGGATTTGCGACTCCTCACGGAATGATGTCTAGTTTCATACATGCAACACCAGCGCAGCTTAGTCTTTTGGTGCCAACAATGCGATTTTTCATGGTTGATTCTGAGGGCAAAGAAGAGGAAATATATTTTAGCGATTATGGTGATGCAGAGCACATAAAGAAGATGGCGAAAATAAGACGTGATGGTTCAATTTATGAGTTTTTTGGTTCCAAGGCACAAAAAGGCGCACAAGCTGGAATAAGCAGTTTCGAATGGTCCATAAATACACTACACGAAGGACACTTCACATTTGACGCAACTTTAGACCTTTATTTTGGCTCTTTGGCTGAGTTAGCAAATAAAAATTATTTACAGTTTATATTCCCAACAGGACTTGAGGAACCCGAAGCACTTAAAGTTCAGGACCCGTACAGAAAACAATTTAGAGAAGCCGCAGGCGAAACGCCACGAGAAAAA